CTACACACGTTACTTGGGTGACCTAAGTGGTGGTCAAATCTTGAAGAATATCACCAAAACTGCACTAAAACTACCCGAAAAGGCTCTAAACTTCTACATTTTCACAAGAATATCCAACCCCGCTGAGTACAAGGTTGGATATAGAGATAGGCTTGATAGATTACCACTCACACAGAATGATGAGGATGTCTTCATCAGGGAGTGTAATCGCTCATTCAAGATGAGTTCTGATGTGATGAGTGAAATGAGTCAGAGTAACCTAGTCACAACAATCAAGCGATTGGTTGGTAGATTACTCACAAATCCCTATTGATAGAAGAATACATCTAGACCTTGATACGTAATAGGCATTGATGAGTATGGTCTGATGTTCTCCACCGCAACCTCACCACCAACTTTCTTTGAGTTGATTGGTGAGTACCATACTTTCTTCTTATAGTTATAGAAAGAATGGATAGTCCTAGCAGTCTCACCCTGCTTATAGAGGTAGGGACGTCCACCACACAACCAGAAGGCAGCAACATTACGCTTGAAGTCTGTTACTTCATAGTGATAGCCTTTAGGTGCTTTGACGGGCATCTCCTTCAATAAACTGTTCAAGTCCAGATTGTCTGGCGATTTCATTGCGAATAGTGCGTAGGGTCTGAATTGCTAGGAACTCGGCTGAGTCCTGTCCTGCTGTTTCAACAGCTAGTTCCATCTTATTGACGGAGTCAGTCATCAGTGTAACAAACCAATTCCAGTCAGAACGGGTTAGTGTGACAGTTACGTCTTCGGTATAGTCTAGGATTTCATCGTTCATTGGTTGCGTAAGCTAGTTGGTACATACCCTCGTCATCGTCATCATCATCATCATTGTTCTCCATACTGGAGATAACATAGGCGCAGCCTAGCACAAAGAATGTAGAGAAGCACTTGAGGAGAAAAGTTAGAAGTTCGTAGTCAGTCATCGAATTCAATAACAACTTTGCGGGTGATCTTACCTGTGCTATCAACACAAGTAAACTTTTGGACTTCTGTGCCCTTTATTCTAGCACAGTTTTCTAGTTGCCAATCAAACATAAACTGACGTTCTGACTCAGTTATTTGACGACTCATTCCTGGTTCGTTGAAGTTATCCATTGATTCTATCCTGTGAGTATGCTAGTAGTAGTGTGATAAGAATAAGAGGTATGATGAATATCATCAGCAAGGCTCAAAGTTTTCAGTAACACAGTAGGAAGGAGGGGGAGTAGCGTAGTCTTCCCACTGGGGAGCTTCTTGTGCAGGGACAACGCGCTCCATAGGGGCGTTGTAGCTCTGCTCAGGGGCGCTAGGAGAGCCGTCTTCGCCCTCACCACCACCAAACACGCCGATAGCAACGATACCCACTACGACCCAGAAGAGGGTAGCACAGCCACCACCACCACTAGGGGCAGAGTAGCTACTCTGTGAACTGCTACTGCTGGAGGAGAAAGCGGAGGAGGAATGGGTGCTGGCTGTCTCTAGCTGACGCTCACGGTCTCTCATCTCCTGACGCTCGTTATCGCGTCTCTGGCGGTCCTGACGCTCACGCTCTTGGCGCCCACCATCATCAACGTAGTTGATACGAACCTCACGACCCACGTCGTAGCGGTTACGCACAATGCGCTCAATTTGGCTACGGCTGCTAGAGGGGCTGTTTACAACAAACTCACCACGGCGACCGTTAGGGTCGATGTAGTAGCCGCGAGCTTCGTAGTTAGCCATTTGTTTGACTGGTGTTGTGTTGATGTAATTAGTATAGGGCATTTGGGTGCCCTGTGTCGGTTTAGTGGACACTTCATCAACTGTCTAGAATTCAATATCTACGTTAGAAAAGACTGCTAGTGGGTTGTTGTTATAGCCTGTGATGATAACCTCAGTCTCACCGGGCTTGAGTTGCCTCTCAACCTTCTGTCGCTTGACCTTTGGGGGATCCTTAGGCTTTGGCTGGTCTGGTACGTTGATTTCTTTGATGCTAAGGACTCTACCGAACGTGAGACCAACTGCCTCAGCCCTCGCGGCTTCCTCATCAGGCATCTCAGTGACTTCAATAGTCTTGACGGCACCTGTATACGTTCTGACGATTACTTCAAAGTCCATCTTCATCCTCAGGTCTAATAATATTACCATCCTTATCAAAGTATGGCTTTGGTTGTCTCCACGGAGGAGTATCTAATCCTCTTTCCTGATACCATTCATCAATAAGACCAGGGAGTTTCTTTTCAATATCAATAATCATCTTCCTCACCTTCAGTGTCTTCATAGACGTTTTCCAAAAAATGTCGTTCTCTGGATGGTTCGTGTCGGACATAATCATATTCGTTATGGGAAGCCTCGAACAAGAGGATAAACTTGACTATTATGAACAACACAATAGCAGGTAAGAAGCACAGAAGTAGTATCATTTCACACATCCACAAAAAAAGGGAGGTCGCCCTCCCTGCTATTTATTCGTCTGTTTCTTCCTCTGTAACGGTAACAATCTCAAGATTGAAACCTAACCATAGTAGTGAACCTCCAAAGATAACTTGAATGAGTGGAAAAGCCTGTTCTGTGGTCCCTAAATCAAAAGCCAT